TTATGATTTTTCTACATGATTCATTGAATGATAAAGCCTTTGAAAGAGATAAGAAGCTTCAGCTTCTAAAAAATGGAATCATATCGATTTCACAGTTTGTGAATTTGATAGAGCCAAAGGACGACTATCTTGTTATAGGTCCAGCTGTAGTAGCTAAAAGTAAGATAAAAGACTTCATCCAAGAGTGGCGAACTAGAGACCTCAACTTAGAAAACGCAGTCAACAGTCAATCTATTATGACGATAACACAAGACGAATTCATTGCAAAACTTGATGATTTGATGAAGGTTTTTCCAGAGATAGTAGCGCATACTACAGAATTTAGAAAGCAGCTTAGTCTATCGTCTTGTCCAAAGTGCGTAAAGAATCATTATCTTAGCATTATCGCAAGTATCATAAAAAAATACATGGATGATGGACGAGACATATCGTCTATAAAAGACTTCTTGAATTTACTTATAGCAAAATATTATCCACTGAAGAAGAATTACTCTGACTTAATGACAGACTTTGATGTAGAATGGCTAAAGCCAGAATCTTTAATCGGACTTGGCAAAGACTTGATAGACAATTTAGACAACTGCTTCGACTGCACACTGAAACATCTGTCTAGAGCGAAGATTCTACATGAAGAATTCTTAACTGGATATCCAGATCATAAGAAGCTAATGTTCAACGAGCTAACAGAAGGCAATAAAGACTTGGAGCAAGCATATTTGATATACATGGATTCCATTGCACAGCTTGACATGGCTAGTTGCGAATTAGTCGGCGATATGTCAAAGCTTCCTGAAGAATGGGGCATTGAAATGATAGAACTTGCTAACGAAATAAGAAACGCAAGGCTTCTTTTCCAGGACGACCCAACAAGAGCTCCAGACTTCGATGCGCTTAGAATAGCAGTAAAACGACTTCAGATAAAGACCAATAAAGCAGTCAAAGCTAAATCATAACTTTTTTATAAATATTATCGAATAATTTTTAAGGTAACCATATGCAGCAAAATGATATCCATTTAAAGGACTTCTACAGAAGCGTGCTGACGAACTCGCCATTGTTCTATGGTCATCAGTTTATTGTCACGTTTACTGGCGATGTTCCAGACATGATAAAGCCTGATCCAAATTCAAATGAAAGCTTTACATATTATGTTAAGTCAGGCTCAATTCCTCAGATAAGCATTAAAGAAAACTCAGTCCAATTTCTATCTCAGAAATTCGTAGTGCCAGGTGGCGTTACATATGATGGGAGTTGGCAGACGCAGGTTCTACTTACTAACGATTTGCTTCATTATGATTCATTATATGAATGGCAAGAATGGTACGCTAATCTAAGAAACGACGGTGGTTCTTCAGATGGTCATATAAAAGCAATTCCAAATACAATCGCGCATGTAAAACTTCTAGACTCAACGTTGCAGTCAGAGATAAAGGAGTTCAATTTAGTTGGCATCTATCCAACTGGAATTCCAGATTTGGCAATGCAGTATCAAAATGCAGCAGCAGCAGTTGCGTTCCAATGCAATTTCATATATCAGTATATGTTTGAAAAGAGCGAAGGCGATCCACTTGGGGCGACAAACGGCTAAGGAGAACAAACATGGCAAATACGACAGGTTTCAATCTTAAGAATTTCTACAATATTCTAATGAACGACAAGTCTGTACTTTATCAGTATCAGTTTGTCGCAGAGTTTCACGGTCTTGATCCAGACTGGGGCATTTCAGATTCGTCAGACGCTGCTGGAAATATATCATATTATATTCAGTCAGCCAGCATTCCAGGCGTCACGCTTACTACTTTCAATACCCCATATCTTGGAACTGAATTTAGAACGCCTGGCGTTAAGACGTTCCAGCATTCATGGGCTGTCAATGTTCTATTAGTTCAGAATTTCAAGATCTACGATGGATTTAGAAGATGGCAAGAGCATATTTCATCACTTCAACTTGATGGCGGTGGCGACAGAGCAATTCCAAACGTCACAGCTAGAATGTCGATTCTCGACCCGACAAGCCAGAACAAGATCAAGTCGTTCATTCTTGAAGGTGTATGGATTCAAAATGTAGCTCAAATTTCTCTGCAGTATGAACAAGGTGGTGGAAATCCTATGAACATTGGAATGTCTCTTCGCTATCAATATGTATACAAAGACGACAATTTCGATTACAATGATCCATTGAAAGCATAAATCAAAACATATCGTTCCAAATAAAAATTATTCAAGCCGGTTTACAAGCCGGCTTTTTATTTGCTTAGTCCAATATACATTACTTCTATTGCGTCGGCTTCTTTCTTCTCTTTACTTGGCGCTATCGTCTTCATATCTCTAAGCACTATTTTCTTAAAGCCTTTCGACAGAAGCGCATCTGACTTTTCTGTCTCTACGTCAGTGTACATCCATAAGCATCTGCTATGCGAAGCTTTCTGATCTAAAAGCCATTCGATGAACTCGTCTTGGCTAAAGCCTTTGCCGTACAATGTGTTCTCTTTAGACTCATATGGCGGGTCGAGGAACACAATAGATCTATCTCTTATTGGCACACTTCTATAGTCGACGCTACTGAATGAAGCATGCTGCAGCTTCTCATGCATGACATTCCAGTCAGCTTCTTTAATGACAGCCTTTCGCCTACCCCAGCCTTGGTTCATTCCATTTGGCCCAAACCTCAACATCGAGTTGATGCACATCGACGAAAGATAAATCAGATATAAGCTATCCAAAGACGTCCTACAACCATCTTCATTGTACCAACTTCTAAACGAATAATAAGCTTCTTTGTCAGTCCTAAAGTTCCCATACTTCCTGTCTACAGAGTCGACCAGTCCTAAGTAGTGCATATAGTCGAAGTCCTTGCACGCTTGATGCATTCCGACGACTCTCTTGTCTAAGTCGTTCAGCAGCGCGTCGTCGAACTGCTTCTCCAGATTGTAGAATAGCGCAGCGCTTCCACAGAACGGCTCGACCCACCTCTTAAAGCTGACTTTACTTAAAATTGCATTGACTTTATCTGCAATAAAGCTCTTAGAGCCTGGATATCTAAATAGAAAACGTTGTGACATACAAATTATTTCAAATATATTGACAATGCATCTACATCTTCTTTTCTTGGTTTTGTTATTTTAGATTTTGCTTCTTCATTAGCATATATGCATAAATATATATCGTCTATTCCATCTAAAACATATACATCTTCATATACATTCGTACCCTTTCCAAAATCAAGCCACATATCTTCATACTTATTTAAATAATGAGTGCATGTAAACATATCTAAATCGTCTTGCGGCTTCATTTTCGATATAGCTTCATCACTAAAGTTTATGACTACTGAATACATATCGATCATTGGAAACATCAATGACACGCTTTCTGAAATAAGAAGACATTCATTGTTCTTTTGCGAATCAACGAATGCATTCCAATCTGATAGTTTTGCTAATTTCAATATAGCGTCTTTGATTTGGATAAGAGTTGGGACTTCATAAGATATGCACTTAATTTGAGTTTTAAGCCATCTTTGTTTCGATTCAGTTATCACTGATGCATATGCAGCATCAATGCCATTGATTTCGTTTCTTCTCATATTTTAAAAATAAATTAAAAAAGCCGATTTTTCAATCGGCTTTAGATAATCAATTGTAATTTAAATCTTATCGATGTCTTCTTTTCTCGAATCTTGGCTTCTGAGGCCTTGGACGAGGATCGTGCATCGAACGCTTCTGATCATCGCTAATCGTTGGATCTAATTGGTCTAATTCGTATTTGAATCTTTCAACAAGTTTCCTAGCATCATCATCTGAATATTTTCTTCCACTTTTTTGAATGTCTACCCAGTATTTATCTCTCAACTCAAACATCTTTGGATATTTGTCTTTGACATAAGATGTCATTTGGCCAACTCTATCTGTTGGCTTTCCGAGAGATTCCCACATACTATGCATCTTCAATAGCCAAATCTTACCCGTCATTGCATAAGCATTCTGGCCATTAGTGCTCTTTATGATATCATTGTAGTTGCCAGCTTGGCCATAAAGACTTTCCTCTGCTTTATCGGCAGCAGCATTGTTTTGGTTTTTATAATTGTCAAGCATTTCAGTTCTAGCAGCGACTCCAGCTGACTGGACTTCACTGTCCTTGCTTGTATCAGTCGCAGCAGCTTCAATCTTCTCTCTATTGCCTTTGCTTAAAAGCGGTTTCGCATATTCGTCTGCGATCTCTTTAGCATTCGTGAGTTTTTCAGCTATCTTGTCCTGAGAAACCTTGAAGAACTTTGAAATCCATTCTGTAATCTTGTTTCCAATCATTTTTGCCCATTCAGGTTTGAATATGAAAATAGCGCCAACAGCAACTAACGCCAATATCTTAACGAGCCCAAAGAAATGATCTACAATGAACCCGCATATTTTACCACACACGCCGCTTTTAGCTTTTTTAGCGCCGTCTTCAGCCATTCCATTTACCATGCTATTGAACTGCTCTTGCGTCAAAGTAATAGTTCCGCCATCTTCTAATATGATCGAATCAATAGATCTTCTAATGAATCCAATAGATTCAGTTGCAGGTTTTTGTTGATTGTCATTAGATTCACTATTAGCTGCAGTATCAGACCCTTCATCTTTGACAACTACTTTATCAGCATTCAAGACTTTATTGCTCTTAATAAAACTACCAAACAACTTATCGATAATTCCCTTTACGAATTTGTTCTCCCATACAGCTTTGATAAATTTACGAAGCATATCGCCACCAGCTGAAACGGCTTTCTTCATACCTTCCCAAATCCACTTCACCGCATTAACGACTTTAGTCTTAAAGAAATCTTTAATGGAGTCCCATACGCCTTCGCTAATAAGGTTGTCATCTAGAAACTTCACTAAATCAGCAGTCTCTCTATTGATATTTTCAACAATGACATCTAAGCCATTAGCTTGAAACAATATTTGTTCGTAGATTAAATCAAACTTTCTCATTTTTAATCATTTTTTTCAATTGTCAATATTTATTAAATATATTCTAAATTAGTAAAATGACATTTAATGCAAAATCATAAACATTTGATATGTGAAATTATAAAATAAATATAATAAAGTATTATGACAAAATTATGTCAGATTTTCTAAATTTCAGCATTCAGACAAGGTCGAATTTCAAAGACTGGATAATGCGTCAGCTTGGATATCCAACAGTAACGCCTGAACTTACAAGCGAACAGTTAGACGACTGCATCAATGACGCGCTTGAAGAGTTCTCTGAATATGCAGCGCAAGACAAAAGATTCTATGCATTGAATCTAAAAGACTATATCTCAGGCAAAGGCTACATTATGCCAGCAGACGTAGCAGCTGTCATTGAGCTCTGGGACCAGGGCGTCCAGCGGAAACACACATGCAGGCGTCAACCCATTTAGCTTAAACTATATGGCGATGAATGGCGGATTTGTTCCAAACCCATTCTCAGGACTAGGCGCTAGATCGGGATGGTTCGACTTTCATCTTGCGTTAAGCTGGATAGACTTATCATATCAGATGTCTCGGAAAAGGCTTCGAATGGGACTACAATCCAAGGACTCGACTTTTAGTATTAAGTCCTGACCCAATAAAATACTTTAAGCTTGACATGGTTCCAACAAATACATACGGACATCATATCGTAGTCGAATGCTACTGCTTAAGGCCTGAAGACCAAAACTATGGTGAGACCTGGGTAAAACGAATGCGGTCTTGCGAATGCGAAAATCCTGGTTGGCAACATACGATCTAACTACCAAGGCGTCTCGATGCTTGGTGGCGTCAGTATCGATGGCGGCACAATACTAAACCAAGGAACCGCTGAACGAGACAAGCTTCGAGACGAGCTTATACAGAGATTCCCAGCTCTTGGGATATGGGTTGGATGAAGACCGTGGCCTAGCTTCTACAAAGCTAGGCCTAAGTCGTCTTTCAGTTAGTCGTTGTTTCTATCGATGATATATTCAATGCCTTTGACTGTCATCCGTTTGATTGTGTCGATCCGGCACTGTCTGTAGTTGCCTTTCGTTCCGTCGCTGTTCTCCGCGTTCATGTCGAAGAATTTCAGACGGCCTTTCGCTTTAGCCTCTTCACCACTTTCGCCATTGCCATTCGGAGTTGGTGCGTTCTGTGAGTGAACGACGCCAAACTGAGCCATTGTGAAGCGCTCTTTCGACAAAGCGCCACCGCATTCAGGACAGAAGTCGAAGCTTGCCCACTTCTTGTTCGACTTGCCGCATTTGACGCATTTTGGCGCTACGCGGTCGAATGTAATCGAAACGAACTCTCCATCTTTGACTGTGTCGACGATTCCGAGGATTGATTCTTTCTTGATGATTGCTTGGTTTTTCATTTTAGGTTCTCCATTTGCTGTTGGGTTTGCGAATTAACTTCTGCATTGCATCAGCCATTCGTTTTATTGTCGATTATTAATATACTGTGTTTTTTCAAGATGTCAAATAAATTATATGCATTTTTTTATTTTTTCATAATAAATATACATATAAATTAAACATTCATACTAATATGCCTCCATCTAGAAGAACACGAGGCTTTTCGCCTTACAATTACAATATACAATATGCAAAGCCTGGAGAAGGCCCGCATCAGCAGTCTAGGCCATATGTTAACATGGCGATTGTTCCAGAAGAGCATCTTGTCATTTCTAAAAAAAATCCAAATTGGTATGCATTCGTTAATACAACATATAGCTATACCTTAGATGAAAATTGTATGCTTCATTTTGAAAGCGTTGCTGCAAATATAAAGGTCGTTTCTAAAAGTGAAAATCTTACCGAAGAAGAAAAGCCTCTAAGAGAAGTCGCAATGCCTGCGCCTAGCATTAGTGTAAACTTAAATGCATCGATGTCAACGTCTCATGAATGGACATCAAAATCTAAAGTAAAGATTGTGAATAGTCTAACTGAACAGATAGACTGTATAGTCATTGTAGATGGAATATATAAAGTCTGTAAAAAGAAATTTGAAAATGGATTTGAAATTGACTTTGGCAATGATTTCAATTTCAATGATCATAGAAGCATATCAGTCATAGCATATGTCATAGACGGTGCGTTTTCATCAATGTTCGAATGTAAAGAAGTTTCTAAACCTGAAGTAGATTCTATAAATTCAGTTCTTAGATTCGACAATGCATTTGCAAGTACGAAATGCGCTCCGCTTGTGTTTGATGAAGATGGCTTTACGATTGCCTGCAAGAATATCGATTTGATGCCAAACCAAGTTCTAATTGATTCAATCGATGCAGGTGTGATCAACAGATTAGATCTTGAAGCAGAAAGACGAAATTTAATCGATAGAACGAACGAACTACTTACAGCACTCGGTCAACCAACTCCACCATCTAGTTGTTTAATCGGCACAAATGAAGAATTTACTAATGTAATATATCCAAGAATTCAAGAAATCGAGCAGCTGCTTTCAGAAATGAACGCGTCTAGCAAAGATACTATTGATAGAATTGGAAAAGTCGTTGAATATACGTTCAATGAATCGTCGAACTTTGTGCTTCAATATGGAAAAAACGCAGCTGGTGTAAATTGGAATGGGTGCACAGCTATCATAAAACATAACATGTCTGGATATGTCAACTTCATATTAGACGATACATTGTGGTCAAAGACATCATATGAAGCAAGATTCATTGACAAAAATACTATTTCAATAACATTCGATAAGCCTGAGTATGCAGTATGCACACTCCGTGTATTTAAGATAAAGGACATCAAATGAGAAAATTTAAATCAGGCAGCTCATATTTCTTAGACAAGTCGGAGTACTCGTCTGTAACTGCAGACGTTTTATATGATAAGATTGTGAAAGACTTTGGCGAAGGATATTCTTCATTAGCAAATGTATCATTAGATTCAAAGACAATGACAGTCACAGTGAAAAGCACAAACATTGAAGAACTGTCGAAGCTTGTAAAAGAAGACAAGTCTATAATGCAGCTTGACATTGACGCTATTCGAAAGACATTTCTAAATTTACGATTCAATAAAGATCTCAGATCATTGGTCGTCACAAGCGACAATGTTGAGAATTTTCCAAAGTACAATACAGTAGAATACGAAATAAAATGCAGTGTAGATCCAGAATCGAAAAATTCTCTATTCTTTCATGAATCTGCATTGGCCAACTATACTATAGACATTGATGAAAGCACATGGCAAGAAAATCCATATTATCTTATGCTTGTCACATTCGATAAGCAGACTATAATAGATGACAACATAACGTCAGGCGAAGATTTTATGTTCTTATGCTATAACGATGCTGAAAAGAAAATTGAAGACGTTATGTTTCCCATTGCAAACGCAGGCGTGTCAGAACAGATAGTTTCGTCCTTTATTTCAACATATAACACCATCGAAAACCACAATCCAAATTTCGCAGTTGCAGTTCATGAAAGCCCATCTAAGACTGAGATATGCACACATTTCAAGATGGCTATATCAATGTTCAAGCTATTAAACAAAAACGAAAACGAATTCATAAGCTTTAAGACATTCGTAGCGTCTTCTATATACAACCAGTTCATTGAAAACCTTAAACTGAAGCTTGGTCCGCTAAAATGGGATTAGTAAACGTAAAACAACTAGTAAACGATGCGAAGACACAGGGGAAGAATTTTCTTCACCAAGGACTTGATTCGCTTGATAGACAGTACATAGCCGGTCCAATGGATATGTGGAAGTCTTATCTACACACAAGAGACTTCTACAATTTCATTAGAGCTGCATCTGGATATAATACGCCAACGACAATGTACTTTTTCTCTGTCAATTTCTATAATTATGGCGGAGACGCGGTCGATCTTAAGACTGGTATGTTAAATGAAACATTTTTTAGAAGAAATATTGGCGAATTTTCAAGATTTAGATACTGCATTCAAGCAGTGAATCTTCCTGATTTAAGAATAACTGGATATGGTCCAGAAGGAACTGCTGGCTCAAATGAAATCCAAATGAACAACTTATTTGGAAATCATGTCGTAATGGGAAACGCTTATGTAGCGCCTACACAGAATACGCTTACAATAAGTGTACTAAATACACATAGTCCAGTAGTAGAAAACTTTATTGCTCCATGGGTGTATGAAGCTATAAGAAACGAATATGGAGATAGAAGTGGAAGCGAGACGCCTATAGCACGCGTAAACATGGCTATAAAATTCTGGAGCCCAGATCATATAACAAAAAACATGGAAGGCGTCAAGCCTGACTTCGTATATTTTATAACTGGCGTATATCCAGTTGGTATAACGACATTAAAACCTACTCAAGCTGATGGAACTGGTGGACAGATAACTCGCCAAATTACATTTGCGTTGAACGACATGGTCATCTTAAACTCGTATTCTCAAGCAATGAGATACAACCTCACAGAGTTCTTTATTGGCAATCCAGTAAACGACATCATAGGAAAGCTAAACGACAAAATGATGAAAAAACTTCATGGCTTAATCGATAAGTTATTGAAGAAAAAGAAGAAAAAGAAGAAAAAGAAAGACAAGAACGCAGCTAGTCCAGCTACTGGAAAATCATCTGGAGGCGGACGAGCACCCTCTCCATCGTCTCCATCATCGCCGTCAACAAATTCATCTGGAAACAAACCGGCCTCTGCTGCAAAGAAAGCAGAAGAAAACCAAAATGGATCAAATAAACCATCACAAAATCAACTTGACAGAAGCTCTCTTCAAAGTTCATCGCCGCTTGAATCTGAATCTTCAAATGTTCCAATGCTTGATAGAGAGTCACTTAGCAAAATCTATACGAATTCGTTAAGAACTGTTTCGCCTGAAAGCATTGATAGAGACGATGTGTCAGAGCTAGAAGAAGAATCTGAAAATGAACGAAGCACCGGTGTCTATGCTTCAAAAAGAGCTTCTCTTAGTTCAAGCCAACCTCAGACTTCAAGTAGTTCTCCATCAAAGCAAAGTAGTCCATTAAATGAAGAAGTAAGCGAAAGTGAGCTTAAGCCATATAAAGACAAGCTTACTGGTGGCGGAGTAAACGTGCTTTCTCTTATAGATGAAGAATCTGGAGCAGACGACGAAACAATGATCGGACTTATTAGAGACGAGCTTAACAATATCGAAGGTTTTAGAAGAAGACCATCAAATTCAGCATATGAAGAACGCGGCTCTTCTGTCGTAGACAATGAAGAAGAATATGATATGCCAATAACATCAAAAATTGGACAAGATGCCAATCCGGAGATGATGTCGTTCGACATAGTGTCTTCATCTAAAGCAAATGGACCTAAACTTTCAAAAAACGATTTATTGGCAACAAAACCATCTACACCAAAGCATGTTTCTACTGAAATACCAATAGCTCCAGCGACTTCCGCTAAAACCTACGATAATCTCAATGGAAACGCAATATTCAAAGAAGAATATGGTTCTGATAAAAAGAAAGAAGAAAAGCCTGTCATCCCAGCAAGCGTATTAAATTCATCTCAATTTCAGCCACCAACGACGTCTAAAAAGATGAATGGACATTCTAATATTCTTGAAGCCAATAGACAGATATCTGCGTCAGAAACTAAACGAAAATCAAATATAACGGTTCCACAATCGCCTATTGAAGAAAGGACATCTAGAATAAATCAAATGCAGCAAGCTAGATCGCTTAGCTCAAGCCAGCCAGTTTCTGAAAGTAGAAGCGTATCAAATGCGCTGCTTCCAAATGAAATGACAATGTCAGATTCAGTTGAAGTCAATCTTCAACAAGATAGATCTGATTTAAGTGACATTAGCATTGAAAGAACTACACAAAATAAGCATAAAGAGATTCATAGAAGTAGAGACTTCTACGCTGGCGATGATGAAATAGATGATGAATCTAAGACAAATGAATCAAAAGGGAAAGGCGACAACAGACAGTCTCTATCGATAGACTTGCCATCTAATGTCCAACCTGATGTCACAAACCAATTTGGTAATGCGACAGTCGCTGACGCTGTTCTGTCTAAAGACTACAGAGACACAAATTCTGGAATGAACAAGCTGAACTTAAGCGAAGCTGAACTAGAATCTCAGCGAATCGGAAGCGAACCTGCTGGAATTGAACTTGAGTCGACTTCGCCAATTGGAATGTCTGAAGACAATGTTGAAGCCGATAAGGCTGGCGCTGACAAAGCAAATCCATCTGCTACGTCTACAATGAATGCACCGTTAGACCTGTCTAGATTTGGACAGACTGTGTCGAACGATGCAAAGAAGATGAACAACGACACGTACATCGACTTGACGTCTGCTAATTCGCAAAAGCAGCAGCAGCCAACTCCAATGCTTCAGAACAATTCAAACACAGCGTCTTCTCCAAGAAAGCAGCAATCTATTGATGAAGCGATGCGAAGCGTTGACAAGATGCGAATAGACGATGAGTTCGGAGACATCATTCAACCATCGAACGAAGCTGATAACGCCACGAATTCAAATGGCAAAGATGCGTCATCTAACAATACTGAATATAAGTCTCAGACAAGCCAAAAGACATCGTCTGAAGTGTCTAGCGCTGAAAGTCCATCTATGATAGAAAATTCAAGTGAAAAACAGCAAAGCGTAGACATATCGATGGTTGGCGAAAACTTCAAGAAATCTGAAGCACCTATAAACACAGTAAACAAAGACGCTAATAAAGAGCTAAATGGAAGCGATTCTTCTAAGTCAGTCGATCCAATGAAATCAAATATGACGCTTGCTGAAAACCAGGAAATGCTAAAGAATCGAAACTCTGACGACGAATTTGGCGAGATCATCGATTCATCTAACGAAAAGGAGGCTGCTATAAACTCATCTTCAAATGCACAAGTCATAAAAAGCGCAGATAGCGCTGGCGATGTAGAAGTAAATCTAGATACATATAACAACATAATGAATATTTTGTCAAATGGCGTTACGCTTACGTCTGACAAATACAGTCTTCTTAAGCAATACTCAGAAGCAGCTAATCTAAATGTAAGAGACGTCGTGTCAGACTATATGTCTTCTGTTAAGAACGATTTGCCAAGCTTCGCTATGGAAGTGTCGAAGAAGTTCGTCATAAAAGACGGTAAGCTTATGCTTCTGACAGATGAAGACGATGCTGAGGCTGAAGCAAAGAAGCAGAAGGAGATAGAAGAGCTGAAGAAGACGATGCCACAAGTAGAAGTAGAGCATGGCAAGATGACAGCAGTCAAAGCTCCTGAAAATGTCTCTGAAAGGAAGCCAGAGCCACAAAAACTCACTGAAGACGACATAAACTCGCTGTTTTAATAAATAAAGATAACAAGATAATCCTTGACGAAGATGACAAATACGAAATCAGACAAAGAAATCGATGACATGCTGAATAGTAAGTTGGAATCTTTGGTCGAGACGATGGTCAAAACGCTGTCAACAAGGATAAAGCTGAATTCAGACACCCTTGATGTTCAGCATGACATTGAGAATAGAATGCTAGACACAGTAAGTTCACTTGAGAAGCAAGAAATCGTGCTAGAGTGCGACATTAAGAACATCAAGACTGAAATGTCTGAGCATAAAGAAAAGTCGAAGAATAGGTTTGACGACATCTATAAAAAGATCAACACCATAAGCGACGACTGCAAAAACCTTCAAGGCAGCATCAACCAGATAAAGATGAAGCTTGAAGAAGGCGATAGACTTTTGAATGAGAGAAAGTCACGCTTCCTTGGCAATTATCTTTATCCAATGCTTCTTGGACTATCGATGATGCTGATTGGATACATATTCAATTCATGCATCACCTTCAACATTCCTGACACAAAAGAGTTCAGCAAGCCAGCGAATGTTCATTCGCGTTCACGAAATGACAATGAAGAAAATGACGTTAAGCATCGAGAATGGAAAGCTCATGCAAACGAAAACGTTGAAAATAAATAAGAAATGGAAAGGTAGTTTTCATTTGAGACACAACGACTATGAAACAGACAAAATTATTGATTATAGGCGACTCAAAATGGACGTCCGAACTTGAGAATTACTTAAGTAGTTGTCGGTGATGAATTTCATTTGGAGTCGATAACAAATGTTGATAAAGCGAAAAAACGTCTTGAGCACAATTCATACGATATTCTGCTGTTAAAAGACGGCTTCATAAAAGACGGCACTATAAAAGCAGCATCGATGGCATATGCAATGACGAGACCAACTATAATCATAACATCGAATGTCTTTAGATTGATATATTATACGGCATGGCATTATTGTTCAGAGTTTTCAAATCTATATAAAATATCTAAAAAGCTTATATCATTCAACAATGGCACAGAGAATCTATTAGAGAAGATACGAAGTAAAACGGACTATTCTACAAAATATTTTAATGAGGTTACACTTGAGATTGCTAAGAACACGTTTTAAAGAATTTATGGGAGCATGAAAATGCTCCCTTTAAAGTATTCATAATATATTTTTAAACGAAATAAATTATTTTATTTGTATGAAGTATACTTGGTTTTGCTATTTCGCAAAGCCATTTTTTGTTCATAGTCTGTAACATAGTAAATGAATAGCATAAGAGTACGACTTGACGATGAAAAGTGCATGGAGTTTTCAGAAGATGGATCTGAGATGCTTCTTCTGAAGCAGCTTCTAAATCCAGTGAAAGCTGATTATGCTCCATTCATTATCGACAATTTTGAAAAGAGATGGCTGAAAACAGAATCCCATAAGTCGTTGTTTGAGATAGGCCAAGCATTTTGGCGAAAATACCAGAAAGCTCCATCGAAGAAGACGATGCAGATGCTGTTTCAAAACAAAAAATACGAGCAGCTACAAGACAAGCTTGAGCGAGACTATTCAAGCATCGTTGAGTTCAACGAAGAAGAGCTTGAGCCTGACATGGTCAAAGGCGTCATCACGACGTTTGTGAAGAACCGAAGCATTCAGTTCGCTATATACGACAATATGTCGACGCTTGAGACGACTGGTGAGAACTCTGGCATGAACGACATGATAGACAAGCTAGAGAAAGCTGTCAATCTTGACTTGAACACTGACTTAGGCGTAGAGTATTTCGACAACTTCAACAATCACTGCGCTGCATTGTGCAGCAAAGAGTCGAAGACGCCATTTGGCTTTAAGCAGCTTGACATGTGGACGTATGGTGGCATTCCAAACGACGATACATGTATGATTATCATCATGGCTCAGCCAGGCTTAGGAAAGTCGCAGTTTATGATGAACATTGCAGCTAATTGGGTGAAAATGGATAAGAAGGTGCTTATGCTGTCTCTTGAGATGTCAGAGCAGATGTACTCGAAGCGAATGTCAGCTATATTCGCTGACATGGAGGTGAATTCTCTAGGTGACTCGATAGAAGACGTGAAAAGACTTGTCATGGGAATGAAAGCAGGTCTTCCTCACGCCAAGTTGCAGATAAAAGAGTATCCTACTGGAACAATGTCAGCAAGTATGCTAAAGCAGTACTTGAAAAAACTTGAGCAAGAGAAGAAGTTCAAGCCTGACATTATTTTCGTAGATTATTTGAATATCATGAAGCCAAACAACGTCAATCAGAATATGTCGTTATACGAGAAATGCGCGAAGATATCTGAAGAGCTTCGAGCGATTTCATGCGAAAGAAAGATTCCAATCATATCAGCCGTGCAGCAGAACAGATCGAAAGGCGGATATGCTGGCGAGAATCTAGACTTAAGCGATGTGTCAGAGTCTTCTGGAATATCAGCTACATGCGACGCGATGTATGGGTTGTTCGTCTTAGACGGCGACAGAGAGAATGAACAGATAAACGTTAAAATAATAAAGAACAGACTAGGTGGTCACGTTGGTGATTGCTTTAGGCTATTCTCAAGTAGGACTTCGTTGAAGATGGGCGATCTCGAATATACGCCTGACACTGGAAATGGCAGAGACACACTTCTAAAATGAAGTATAGATCGAAATGGAACCAATTAAATGAAAAGGACTCAGCGGTGTTGATTTAGAAAAGCTAAAGGAAGAACTTAATAAGCCAAACGATTTAGAAGAGAACAACTTGATAGAAGACGATGTATTTGATGTAAATAAGCGGGTCTTTGATTTTCGCTACTGCATCTTCATATAGTCTACAAGCAGATGTGAAAGCGCTTGCAGTTCAGCTTATACATTATTATACAATATGCTTCGTAAATTTTAAGTTCGGTACATTCTATGACAAAAATTTTGTTGATGCTAGCAAAACGCTTATAAAAGACAAAGTTCAATTAGACGAATTTTTAGAAATGATTGGACTTTCATATAAAGAGTTCTTTGAATTTCTAATATACATCTCTTATCCAATATTCACATCTTACTTAGTGAAATTCATAAAAAGCACATATCTTAGCGATGAACACAATACCATCAGTTGAAGAGATATACCAAGAATACCACAAGCAGACTATATTCTTTATGAAAGGCTTCTATCCAAGGCCTATAAAGAATTTCAACAAAGCTATAACAAACGAAAAACGTGAATTGCTAGTAAGATTTCAGAATTTCATAAAGCGAAATTTAGACACAGTTGATTGGAAACTGTATATAAAAGCTAACGCTCAGTTCTACAAGAGAAACTACAAATTAGAAGTGCTAGGGTCGCTTCAAGGCACTAAGACATATAGGATATACATATCGTACAACAAATTGAATGCAGACTACGCGACTCAAGAAGACATACAGAAAGAAATCGTTGAGTCATTAGAGTTCATTAAAGAATATGATTCTGGAAGTGGCATATCTCTAAAGGAGTATATGCTAGACGAGTCAAGGATCATTCCAATAACATTGACGCATATATATTCTGGAATGGTCTCTACATTCTTATATGCATGTCTCGACACATCTATTTTATTTAAGATTTTTGGCCATGTTGCGGACGATGTGTATTTTGAGCTGTTTAAATGTGACAGAAACGACTTTCTTC